TCTTGGCATCTTCCACCGTTTTGCGTTGACGCTCACCAATGGTGTCCCCATGGAAGTTCTCTTTACCATAGGTGAAACCCAAATTAACCGATTTCACATGGCATCCAAAGCAAATTTCCCCACGACGAGGCAAATCCTCGTCGTAAAAACTGCGCATACACTGTTCACAAACAAATTCCACCATCGCAAATACCTGTTTCGTTCCCAAACTAGGAATATCTGGTCGAACTACGGACATTATGCGCCCCAATTGGGGTCTTGGCAGACCCAACCTCTGAAAACATATGCTGCTCCCACCACAAAAGGCTATTGGTGGGGGGTTTAATGTCCCCACGGTACTCTGGAAGCCACACATATTTCAGCATCTGGTTACCAATAGCCAAAGACATGGTCCGGTCATCGTGCGGGGAACCCGCCATTTTGCCATTCTGCTTGCGGACAAAGGTCCGCAACTCGGCAATGGTCCTAGCACAATAAATCTCTAGGTCCGAGTTTCTGATGGCAGCAGACAACTCGTCAATAGCCAACGGTTTGGTGGCAGCCGTAGTACGCCATCCAAGCACCTCAGTCGCCTCAGGTAAACGCTGGGCCAACCTACGCTGGCGGTACAGGTTCCGGTAGCCGACCCGCTGGGCAGCCTTGAGTGAGGTTAGACCGTGGTTGTTGTTTTCGATACCCAGCAACGCCGTCTTGTAGAACCAACCCAGTTCTGCCAACATCTCACCAAACAAATCAGGCTCAATATGCCCATGCCAATGAGCCACAATGATGCCAGTAGTAGCGTCAATAACATGAGCAGAACTATAGTCACCATACGACAAACCTTCAGCCACATCCGCCCCAATAACATAAACACCCTCATCTGATGGAAAATCCCAAATACTTAACGGACCATCATCGGCTTCACGAAACTCTGTCTTGCCATCGGCAAAAACATGAAGATACCCAACCGTCGCCTCAATAGTGGGCAAAGAGTCCAACAGGTCAATGTCAAACACTGGGTTACCAGACTTAACAAACGCTTCCTCAGGGAAGCGTGGGTATTCCTGATGCAACTGCCACGATTGCATATTCTTTGCTTTGTCGTCGTACCAGTCATCCGAACGGTCACCAGCAGACCAAGGAAAGAAAATCCCTTTAAAGCGGTTGGTCCCAGTTTGGGACCCAACCCACAAACTATGGAAAAAGTTTCCAGAACCATTAGCGGTAGACAAACCAATGACACGACCACCAACATCCGCAATCGGTTCAATAGAAGCCCACGCCTCCTCTGGGTTGTTCAAGAACGCCCATTCGTCAACAATCACCAAATACACCGACTCACCACGAGCAGGGTCGCTGCCTGATGGCAACGACTCAATAGCCGACTCGTTATCAAACACCATCTTCAACTGGTGGTCGGTTACCTGCTTAGGTCCACGGTCTTTCATCCACGCAGGCAAAAAACGGTAACCATACTTAGACTTGGCAAGCAACTTCATAGCCTCACGCTCGGTACGGGACAACATAACAATAAAGCGGTCCTGCCTGAAATAGACTAGCCAAAAAGCGTAAGCAGCAGCCAAAGTCGAGAAACCAATCTGGCGAGCCTTAAGGACCACACTATAGCGTTCGCTCATCCAAATACGCATTGTTTCAATCTGCGCTTCACGCATCTCAAACTTGATACGACCACGCTCGGGATGTTTGATATGCCAATAGTTTTCGCAGAAGTAAACAAACGCCTCAAGTTGCTGCTCCAAAGTGGCATCTTCGGGGCCACGGCATCTACGCCATTCTTTTTCGTTAATTAGTTCATTTAGTTCCATAAACAGCCATAATTCTATCTTGATACTCGGCAGAAATTTCTGCAACCAGTTCCTGAATTCTTGCGTTCTTTTGTCTTTGCGCCGAATGAGGACCAATATGTTGACGGTACAACATCTTGGGAATGTACCCAATCTTGGTCACCAAAGCAGTTCGCACAACCAACTCATAGTCATCCGCAACTTCAAGTTGCGGATTATGTCCACCAACATTATGGTACACGCTTGAACGCCACGCACGAACATGGTTAGGTGCGGAGACAATATGTCCCAGTGTAGTTGCGTTGATTTGTGGCGCACGCATCACCCAGACACCGTTATCCCAGTATTTGCCACCGTAACCAAAAGCCCAACCATCAGGATAAATACCGGATTCACCATTGGGGAGAATTTCGCACCAATCTGAGTAAACAAACCCAACTTGCGGGTCAGCAAACTGTTCAGCGATTAACTCCAGTGCGTCTGGCATTAGTTCATCATCATGGTCTAACTCGACCAGAATATCTGCGTCTGCCCACATGAACGCACAGCGTTTAGCAAAACCAATGTTGCCACCTGATGGTGCATATGGTTTCATGTAATGCACCACATAGCGTTCATCAGCCTGATAGCCGTATACCTGACGGTGTACGCCATCAAATTCTAGTGGTGAGTCATCGTACACATACCATGACCAGTTGGTGTAGGTTTGCGCTTTTAACGATGCCCATGTTCTGGCTAGTACCCAGTCTGGTGTTTTGTACGCCGTTGTTATGACGGCAATATGCATAATTAACTATTCCTATAACCGTATACCCGAACAGTGCCAGACATGGTAAAACTTCCGCTATTTGTGACCAAAGTAAATCCATCGTATGAAGTGGTTACAGACATGATTCCACCAAGTGTTCTGTAATACGGCATTGGGTCAACAGGAGTAAAACCATGAGAAAAAATAGCGGTTCTGTATGACAATTGCGGGCTCATAACTTGGACAGAAATTGGCGTATTGGCATATGTTCCCGTATCTTGGTCTGCCAATTTCCAGTCCGTTGTTAAGCCACCACTGTTAATACCTGCAAGTATTGTTGACCCCATATATGATTGTGAACCAGCCCACCCATAGTTTGAGTTAGAGTTAGTCGTTCCACCAGTTCTCATGCGAAGAAATATTCCAGTCGCACCACTTACGGATGTAATGTTGATAGTCATCAAATAGTTGGAAAACTCACTGGTAAAACATGAATCAACATTGACTGACGATACTGCCGAAAATGTATTACTTGTTATAAATTGCACTCCCGGTGGTGTATCTGTGTCGGCAATCATCACCCACGCTGTATTGTCGTACACCAACACACGATTCGTGTCAGTCTCATAAATCATCTGACCCTCATATGGTGACGCAGGGCGAGTTGAACTAGTGCAAACACCAGCCTGCGATAGACGACTAGAAGGATAGTAATTGCTTAGACCCATTATGAATTCCTATATCCGTAAATCCGAACAGTACCAGTAATAGCAATACCGCCTATTGAAAAAATCGTAAATCCCGTATAAGAAGTCGCCGTCTGGTGATTTCCGCCGACATTTATCATAGTATCCCAGTTCGTGCATAGGGCTTGAAAGGTTGTAAATTTGGCAAGATTAGGACTACACACATCAACAACAGCCATGCTTGGAATTGTGGCATTTGGCGTACCAAGAATCCATTGACTTGTGTTATTCCCAAATGTATCACCACCACCAGCAGCAGCATAAAAACGATATGGTCCTGCGTAATAGTAGGTTGTTGTGCTATCGGTGGTTGTTCTTAATCTCATATAGTAACTACTGGAGGAACTCATTGTTGTATCGCTAATAACAATACGATAATTATCAAATTCGCTCGTAAAACAACCGTTAATAAAGGCAGCCGTTGTACCAGACATTGTTACAGTTGCACCAGAAATCGAAACATTTGTTCCAGCAACGCTTGTTGGTGTTATTAGACTTAACGCTGGTGGCGCATCTGTGTCGGCAATCATGACCCATGCGGCGTTATCCCAAATCAACACACGGTTCGTGTCGGTTTCGTAAATCATTTGACCTTCGTATGGCGCACTAGGACGAGTAGTGCTAGTACAAACACCACTGCGCAAACCACCAGAAACATTACTAATAGGCATAATCAGCCAACCCACTCTGTTGTTTCATTGCCATTGGCAATCCATTCCCGCAACTGGTCAAACAATGGACCCTTATGTTCAGCAAAAAACACAAAGTCACCATCGTTAAATTTCTTAACAAAATGTTTTTCTTGTTCTTCAGTTACTGGATTAAAAACAAAACGATGATAAAACATTTCAAATCCTAATTATGTAGTTAAGAACAATCGTCGGCTGGGTGTTTGTGTGTGCAGAACTAGCATTTGCAGCCGTGTTGTTAACATTCGTAATTGATATTCCAGTGGAGTTACCGTAAATACCAATACCAGTATTGGCGTTCCAAATTGTAAAAGAACTGTCACTACCATACAACGCACGGGCAGGAAACTCTGTTCCAAAACCACCAGCATTACTCTTGGTAGTCATACCGTGAGCGTGGCTTGGGTCATAAACTCCGTGAGCGTGACTGGGGTCAGACAATGTGTTTGCGTGAGAGTGCGCTGGTGTACCAGACTGTGCAGCAGTAAGCGTCACACCTTCAACACCACCAGCAGCACCAAGCGTTGTAGCGTTAATACCACTAACGCCAGAAGTCAAGCGACTAGCAGCAGAACCCCCCATGTTGTCTACGCCAGCAATTGTCCGACCCCGCAAGTCGGGCAAATTAAAAGTAGTAGAACCATCGCCCGCACCATAGGTGGTGCTGATGGTCAGAAACAAACTAGCGTACTGTGTACGGCTAATAGCCTGACCAGCACACAGCAACCATCCGCTAGGAGCATTGGAACCAGCGAACGGCACAATGACCCCGCTGGGGGTCATTGCAAAATCGCCAACGCCTCGTGAAATACCCATCAGACTTCTTTCGACCAGCCCATAACAACAACATTAACAGCAGAACCAGAATCACTATAGCCATAAAGTTGCTCGCCAGCAGCAAGCACCAATGCTGTATCCCACACCACCGTATCGAACTGTGCAACAGGCAAAGCATGAATCACACGATTAGCAGTACCAGAACCCACACCCAAATACACAAGTCGTTCGGCTCCAGTTGTATTACAAAACACAACCTGCTTCAAAACCCAGACACGGTTGGCGGGGACAGCACTGCCCACACCAGCATCACTAGCAGTCAAGGTAACTGGTCCAACCAGTCGTGATTCTGTTCTATCTCCAACAGCCATATTAAACTCCTACATCCATAGTTACCAAGGCCGTAAACTTGGTGTCATTCATCGGGTCCGTACTAGCGGTAGTATTGACCCACTGCGACAATGACGCATTATACACTAATGCTTGACCCGTTACCGGACTGGTAATGGTTACATCTGTTGCGCCATCCAAAGTGGTAAAACCTTGTGGACCAATTGGACCCTGTGGACCTTGCGGGCCGGTGGCCCCCTGTGGACCTTGCGAACCCTGCGGGCCAGTTAAACCTTGAGGCCCTATGTCTCCTTGCGGTCCCTGTGGACCCGTGGCTCCCTGTGCGCCTTGAGGACCTTGTGCGCCCTGCGGACCCACATCCCCCTGAGGCCCCTGCGGACCCGTCGCACCCTGAGGACCTTGCGGACCAGTAGCACCTTGTGGACCAATATCACCCTGAGGACCTTGAGGTCCGATAGGTCCAGTTAAACCAATGTCTCCCTGTGGACCCTGTGGGCCTTGTGGACCTACTGCGCCTTGCGGACCCTGAGGTCCCTGTGCGCCAACGGCACCTTGAGAACCCTGAGGGCCGACATCGCCCTGCGGGCCTTGAGGTCCCTGTGAACCTTGAGGACCTTGAGAACCCGTGG